CAAACTAAAGAAGTTGAAACTGTTCAAAATGAAATGATAAGAATATTAACTGCAAAAAATATAATTCAAACTACAGAAAATACTACTGATGCTCCAACAGGTGATAATTTAACAAGTGATATTTCAACAGTTAGTCAAATTAAATTAACTACTAAAGATGGACAAACAAAAATAGTAGATGATACTCCAGATAATAGAAAACTTGCAACTGATAGAAATATGACTATAGAACCAGTTAGTGTAAAAAAACCACAAACAGAAATAAAACAAGAAGAAAAATTAATTGATTCTGCTATGACTGAAACTGCTACAACACCAATTAAAAAAACACCAGCAGATTTTGGTCAAATAAATCAACCAGTATTTGAAACTTTAGAATCAATTTTAAAAGTAATAGATATGCCAATGACAGGAGAAGAAATAAAAAATACATTTGATATTTCTCCTGGACTAAAAATAAATTCTAAAACTATATTCAGACCTTTAAGTTAATGACTCATGGCAGAGCAAGAAAATCAAACAGATGTATTTGCTGATTTTACAGTAACAGAACCTTCTGTTATTAGTAATACACCTATTCAAATATCAAAAGAACCAGATGTGTTTTCTGGTTTTACAGTTACAGGCGAAGCATCTAAACCTCAACTATCCTATCAATCTACTGAACAATTTACTGATGCCCAAAAAATAAGATATGGTATTGATAAACAAAATACATTCTTTGGTAATTTATTTAGAGTAGCAAAATCTGGTACTCAAGCTGCATTTGACCCTGCAACTTAGCTTGCTCGACTTGAGCTTGCATTTGAATCTGTTGCATCTTCGATTGGTTGTCCATCTGCGCTTTTTGTATTTCTGGTGGCGGTGGTTTAGGCTGACCTTGCATTTGTTGTGCTTTAGTACGCATTTCATCAGCAGTTTGGTCAATAATTCCTTCCAACTGTTTACCAGCTTTAAACGCTGTTACGCCAAACTTGAGCATTTCCATCGCCATTGGTACTAATTCAGGTGCATTTTGTCCTAATGGGATGATGTTTTGCATGAAATTACCTACTGCACTCAAGAACTCCATACGATCTTGCTTTTCTTGCATCTCGTCTTGGTAAATCATTGAATCTGAGGTAACTTCTATCCTAAAATTCTTAGCACTTTCATCTTTGAGTAGTGCTAATGCTTGAGGTACAAGTTGTTTATCGTTGTCTGATAACTGTGCTGCACCACTTATTCTTACTATCGTTTCTTCTGTGAAATGCCTACAAATAATCTGTGCTTTGATGTTAAGAATCTTAGTCGCAAAGTTTACGACATTGTGTTGCATAGTCTTTAATCGACCAGCAGCGTTATTACTCTTAATTATCTGAGCACCTAGTGTTTCATTAGGGTCTGTTTGACCCCTTTGAATGTCAGCAATCCCCATAATCTCGTAAATTTGGGACTTTACTTGTTCCATAGCTTGGTAACACGACATCAAAGCAGATGCAAATGGAGTAATGTCTACTAAATCAATCGCACCCTTTAATCCTTGTTTCTCAGCAAAAGCTGCCCAATTCTTAACAGGTAACAATGAGTTATTCTCACCTTCAGAGAACAGTCGATTGAGTTCAGATGCACTAGCATCGTAGACTCCTCGTACCTTTAATGCGTTAATTAGTCCGTCAATACGATCTGCAAGGGTATCTAACTCCTTAGCTTGATCTTGATACATCGTAAAGTCAGGGATTGGCTCTAAGTTCTCAGTAGTTATGTTTGAGAATAAAGGCTTTGGACAAGGCCAAAAGTCCTCTAACTCTAATGGATCAGGCTTCTCATCGAGAATCTTACCCATTGCTTTAGAAATCCACAATACATCACCAGACTCTTTATCCCATATCTCATAAATACACGCTTGTTCACGCATATTCTGATTCTGTGAGTAAGTTTTACCTTCTTCAGGCTTTGTATCTAAAGGTATCTGATAGCCTAAGTCATCGCCAAATCGTTCAACTAGAGCATCTCGATTCATATAAACTTTACGATATACCCAAGTTACTTCCTCCCATGTCCTACCTACTGAGTGACCAAAGTCTCTCCAATGGACATAATCGCAAGGTGCACATTCGTATTCAATTCTCTCAGGTGCTTCAGAAATCATGCCCTCATGAGATTCATCTTCGTCTGTATCTTCAGTAATCTGTAGACCATCTTCAGGTAAACCTTGTTCGTCAGCGACAATATGTGGTTCATAGCGTACCCATGCAGTTCCTCTACCACCTATCATTCGATCAAAGACTGCACTATCCATTGCTGTTTTATAGTCTGAATAGTGTTCTAACTCGTAATCTAATGCCCTCTCAAGCATAGTACAAGCTACTCGACCAATCGGATCGTTGTCTTTAAATCGTCTAGTTACATCAGGTCTAGGGAGTCTAGCAAAGATAGCTGGGGTTATTGTCTGGACATTACTATATAGAATGTTAAACCTAGCATTTGGATTGTTCTGTGTTCTTGAATCATCACGATAACGCTTTAGTATCTTATCTGCTCTACCTTCCCACTTCTTAAAGGCTCTCTCGTAAGATAAGATTCGATTGTACCAATCCGTATAATCATGATTCATATTCGACCACTCCTAGGTTTAGGCGATACTGCCCACATTTCATTCAAAGTTACATCTGTTTGTCCTACAAATAACCCCTTGATTGAGTGGTCTTTCAAGATTGGTTTTTCTTCTTCTCGATACGCAATAGAGAGGTATCTCCACGCATCTGCACCATGACTTGTCCAGTCGTGTCTAGGTTTATCCCTAAAAACCTTCTTGTCCTCGTCATATTCTCTTTGGTACTGTCTTAGACATTCTATACCCTCTTGACATTTAGTGTCAAACCATGCCCTTTGTAATGCCATCCTTGATGCTTGTATTCCATCTTGTAATGATAGATTAGGTACTATTTTAAGTGTTTCTATAGGTATTTTCGTAGCTATTTGCTCAATAACAGACTTACCACCACTACTTAGTGTCTTTGCTCTAGCATCGTGAGGTAGCCAATGAGTACCATATTTATACCCATATTCCCTTTCTTTAGACTTAATGAGGTTTGTATAGTATTCAATGTTTTCACCATTACTACTGTGATAGTCTAAAACTCGTATTTCTCCGTGTACTACTTGAAACCAAAAGATTGCTGTATCATCGCTGTAACCTAAGTCCCATGATGTGTGGCAATCAAACATAGGATCGTATTCGACATTAGTTATTCTGCTCTCATCTGTTAAGGCTCTCATCTCTTTACCATAGTACGCACCTAAGATAGCTGACTCAAAGTTACACTCAAACTCTGCCTCATACTGATCTTCTGTCATCATTGACCTTGCATCATCTAACTCGTCTCTAGGTAATATCCCTGTTTGGCTTGCTCGTAAGACTTTTACATACCAATTATCTTGTTGCTCTGCTTTGCTAAAGATGTCATAGAATCCGTTATGTCCCTTCGGTGTCCCTATAAAGGTAGCCCAACCGAGGCGATCTGATAATAACGGCCTCACGATTTGTCCCCAAAGATTAGGTTTCATATCTGCCATCTCGTCTAAAACTACCCCATCTAGGTAATTTCCCCTAAGTGCGTCTGGGTTATCACCCCCAAATAGTCGTATCTTTGAGCCATTGATTAACTCTACCCATAACTCAGATTGATTAGCAGTCTTGCGTACAGGTTCACTAAAGCGTAATAAGTATGACCAGGCAATGGATTTGGCTTGTGAGTAGTAAGGTGCAATATACCCATACTGCCCATTCTCTTTGTTTTCTGTCAATGCTCTATATATAGTGTCATTAAGTACAGCCACAGTCTTTCCACATCGTCTATGTGCGACTATGACTGCCCATCTCTCTTGTCTATCGTGAAATCCCTCGAATACAGTTCTAGGACTGTAATCAAGTTCAATGTCTACGACTTCTTCCATGAAAACCTATAATGGATTGGCTTTGTCTCGTCTCCTACTACTTCTTGTCTAGCAAGTTTAGGTAAGTGATACTCCATTACTTGTTGCAACATAGTAAACGCTTTATCAGGTGATGGAGGTACTATCCATTTACCATCATCTGTTTGGACACCATTAGCGACCTTCTCTAGCCACTCTTGCATTTTGTGAGCATTAGCATCAACAAAGCCTGCAATCGCTTCTCGTGCAAGCGTAGTGCTTCTATTGGGTATTCCTGCTGGTCTGCCTGCTCTACTAAGATTTTTTAACCTTACATCGTCAGTTTTCGTCAGTTTTTTGTCCATATATTCTCAAGTAGTTGATTTATATTGGTTTTATTTTACACCATTTTAGAATGGGTCTTTTACTATCTTATTAAATGCTTTTGTTATCTTTTCTTTACGCATAATCCTTTCTTTTTCTTTTTTATCAAGCGTATTTTGATAACCTTTTGGTGCTTTAAGACTAAAGTCTAGTTTTTTAGGTTCGTTCTTCATGCGTTATCCTCTACATATTTAGCATACGCATCTTCAAGAGTCTTTTTACGCTTACCTGTAGACTCTTTTCTTTGCACAGATAATGCAATCGCTAGAGCCTGTTTTTTATCTTTGCCAGACTTCATTTCTTTCTTGTAGTTTTCGCCTACAGCTTTAGAACTAGATGATTTTATTAATGGCATATTAACCTTTAAATCGTAGTAAATATATGGTTGTGTCGATTTCTTGAGCAATGTTATCAATTAACTGCACAATCTCAGAGTCTTTAGGTAAATCGTCTCTTGCATCCTTAACAAACTTTTGTAATGACTGTAGGTAACCTAAAGGTTCACCTCGAGGTAAATGATAAGTGTCAGGAAACTTTGTTATTTG